ACGATTTCCTGTAGTCTCTTTAAACACTATAGATGTTTGTGCACCGCCAGCACTTGAAAGTGTTAAATCACCTTGATCCAAATGTAGAAGGCTTGCTGGCGAAGCTGTACCAATGCCAACATTGCCTGATGTGTCGAACCTCATACGTTCAGTATTATTTGTTATTATTCTCAACTCATGGTTGCTGCTATTTCCTATGTATGGTCCAGCACTATCTCTTGTAATAACAAAGTTTTCACCTGAACTTGGTGTTACGGTTAAATTACCATTCGGAATTGTGACATTTTGGCTAGAGTCGAGGGTAAGTGCTGTACTTTCAGAACCAGAACTAGCAGTTTGAAAAATTAAACCTACACTATCTGTTGTTAAAGATCCTGCTTTAATATAAGCATTTCCAGAACCAGCACCACCAGTAACCCCCATGAAGATACCTTGATCACCACTAGAGTTTTCAAGAACTGAGAAACCATTCGTATCTGTACCTGTGACAAAAGATCCTGTACCATTTACCTCTAATTTATAAGAAGGATTTGCTTCGCCAATGCCAACATTGCCTGATGAATCAATACGTAATCTTTCTGTGCCACCAGTTTTAAATGTTAGTGTATCAGCAGCAGCCGAATCCATTCCTGTATTAGTATCATGTGTAAATGTATAAAAAGGATCATGAGAATTATAAGCAGTTGATCCATTACCAACATACATAACACCAGTAGAAGATATTTGGTTAACAGTTGTACCACCAACAGTAATTTTAAACGGAGAGAAAGCTGCACCTACTGCCGCAGCATATTTAAATCCTGCTCCAATAGCATTACCACCAAAACCAGAATTACTAGAATCAACTAAGAAATAAGCACCATCTGTAGTATTAGATCCTTCTTTAGAAACTGTTAAACCAGAAGTAAATGAGGTGGTACCTATGCCAACATTGCCTGATGAATCAATACGCATACGTTCTGATCCAGAAACAGTAGTGCTATCTGCAGCAGTGTAAAATCTTATGGCAGTAGAAGTGTTCATAAGAGAACTACCGCCACCTATATAAAGATCATTATACCCACTACCAGCAGATCCCATGACAATCGCCATAGGTTCTTCAGCATTGGTATAATGTGGTGTAGTTATTCTACCAATTTTTTGAGTTGAGTTTGTTACTGTTGTTCCATTACTATCTGCACCAACTCGCAAAGCTATAGAACCTTGTTGAATTGCAGCATCACCTTTTACATGAAGTTTATAAGAAGGGCTTGTTTCGGATATTCCAACCTTATCGCCATTACCAGAGACGTTCAAAATAGGCGTAAACACAGAACCATCATTGTTAAACTCACCCATCTGGAGCAAGTCGTTAGACTTTTGGAAACCCATCCGCTGGTAAGCACCACTGGTTTCTTTTAACTGGATTGTAAAAGCACTAGAGCCACCATCCAGATCAAGAAGACCTACAGGCGAAGCTGTACCAATGCCAGTATTGCCTCCACTTTTGACCATAAGTCTGTATTCACCATCACCGTACACAGCGAAAGCTGAAGCGTTGTTAGCTGCTGTTGAATCAGTTCTGACTAGCAAGCCTTGGTTGCTTGCTCCTGTACCAGTATTGTAAATTCTTGCTGCCCAATCAGCAGAGCTATCTTCAACAGTTAAACGATAAGTTGCTGTGCTTGTGCCAATGCCAACATTGCCACTATTGTCAATACGCATCCTCTCAACTGAGTTTCCAGTATGAAATTCAATATCACCACCAGACACATTACCTGCACTAAGAAGCAATCGACCTGTTTCAGCATTTTCATTTCCATAAACACCGACAAATGAACCTCTGCTTGGGCTGGCTGCACCACCACCATTGATAAATATTCGTGCATTGTCTGAAGCATCACTTGTGGTTGGTGATACATTTGTAGTTGTAGCACTGAAATTAATATTTCCAGCAAACGTGGCATTGCCTGATGAATCAAGCGTCATTGCGGTAACAGCACTACCACTAGCCAAAGTTCTTAGTTCAAGATTTCTATCATTTGCACCATCACTAACAGCCGTAATCCTAGCTGCACTGTTGTCGCTAGCTGTGCTTAATAGTAATCCTGCGCTAGTACCAAACGCATTTGTTCCTGTTGTGTTATCTCCAGAGAATACAGCAGCACCACGGCTATCTAATTTTTCTTTTGCTGCGGTAGTCCCAATGCCAACATTGCCACTGTTGTTGATACGCATATGTTCTGACATTGTACCAGAATTAACAGTTCTAAAGATCAATGTTCCATCTTCAGCACCATTAGTAGGATCAGAGATTATTGCATCAATTTGAGCATAACTAGTTTCTGCACTTGTGCTATCATTATTTCTAAATTGTATAGCTCCTGCATTATGGGTTGCTACACCAGCACCATTGTTTCTATATAAACCTAAAATTGGTCCTAATGATGTAGCTGTTGCAGCCGTAGAAATAATGTTTAAAGCAGTGCCAGCCGCAGACCTTGTGATAGAAGAAGTAGAAGAGCTACTAACATCTATAGAACCAGCAAACGTGGCGTCACCATCTTTTTCAATTTCAAAAAGTCTGCTTGTTGCTACACCAGAAGCACCTCCTGTAAACACAACAAAAGCATCTGCATCGCTTGAATCATTGTTATTACTATCTGTGTAGATTCTGACTGAACCTCTACTTTCAGCATCAAGTAATCCAGCACCGCCTCTTAAAATTCTTTCAGTCGAAGATCCACCAGATAAATCTAGTTCTCCGCTAGTTGGAAGAATTACATCACCACCAAACGTGGTATTGCCTGACGTGTCTATAGTTACAACATCAGAGCCGTTAGAACCTAGCTTTAGACCTTTACTACTATCACCTCTTACCTTTAAATTTGTGCTGTCAAAGGTAACACGACCAACGGCTGCACCAGAGCCATTCTGAAATAGTAAGTTAGCACCACTAGCAGGATTACTGGTGATTGATCCAGAAAACGTGGCATTACCACCTATAGAAGTAGCTCCTCCTACATTCAAAGTAGAGCCTACTGATAAAGCAGCAGATACAGCTAAACTTCCACCTACTCTACCATCAGTAATTAGTTCTGCTGTAATACCTGTAAGATTTGATCCATCACCATAGTAAGCACTAGCACATACACCAGCATTTTCAAACTTGACTTGTGTACCAACTGCTGTTAAATTACCAGCTATAGATACATCACCACCTGCAATAATTCCATTTACAGATATGTTTCCACTAATCTCTCCACCCGGTAAATTAGTTAAGTTAGATCCATCTCCATAGTATGCTGAAGCACATACACGAGCACTAGCAGCTTGAAGATTAGTACCAAGAATAGTTACAGTATCACCAACTACTAAACCACCACTTACAGAAACTGCTCCACTAAATCCAGCATTACCTGTAGCTCTAAATGTTCCACCTATTGAAGCAGAAGTAGCTACATCAAGCCGACCACTAACTGATACATCATTTTTAAATTCTGTCTTAGATGTAAATGTACCTGTACCAGCAACATTAAACGTACCGCCTACAGTTACGTTATTCTTAGCAGCTAATGCATTCTCTACAGTTACAGTAGATTTAAATGTTGCTGCACCTACAGCCGTAACTGTACTATTAAATTGTGCTGCACCAGAAACTGTAACAGTAGAACCAAACTGTGCAGCCCCACCTACAGATACAGCAGCTTTTAAATGTGTTGCACCTACTACTGTTGTTGTTCCAGATACTTGTAGATTACCACCAACAACAGCATTGCTAACAGATATGTTACCTGCTATAGTCGCAGTAACGCCAGTAATATTAGAACCATCACCATAAAAAGCACTAGCACAAACTCTATCGTCAGCATGAATATTACCTCGCACAGATACGTTGCCAGAAACGGCTGCATCACCAGTAACTTTAATTGCACTGACTGCAACTTGTAATGCTGTATTTGTTCCATCTCCTGTTTGTACAGGTTTTAAAGAAGTATCAACTCCTGTATTACTTACAGCAGAGCTTACAAGTATAAGTTGTTTATAAGTATTAGATACAAGTTTATTAGTTAAATCTGTCATATCTGTTGCCACCTAGTATCTGTGTCTGCCCATGTTGTTGTTACTTGGCTCCAAGTTAGATTTCTTCCACCTATATCTGGCCTTGGATTAAGTATAGCAGGATTGTCTCTAACATCTGGAACATGATTTTGTGGGTGATTTTTTAAATCATATTGCCCTTCATAGTCTTGTGGGCATACTAACATCCCATAACTATTCATTCTCATTTGTCTATGTGGATAAACAAACCCACATGTATCACACATTGCTAATGCATTTTTAGTGCTTGCCATTATATATATCCTAACTTTGGAACTATATGCATAGAAGCTCTTTGCCTATCTTCTTCCATAGCTCTCATAAGAAGTTCTTCATAATTAGCTTTTAACATTTGTATACGATCAGGAGCTACTAATGGACGTTTCATTGACATATAGTATGCAAGTCCCATAGTCAAGCAAGGTAAAAATCTTTTTGGTATATCTGCATTTTGTGTAGCAGACTTATTTATATCCTGAAGCTCTCTAAATATTTCAAGCTTAACACTGTCACTTGAGTTATCTGGTAGAGGCCACAGTCGTAGTACAGGATTGTCTCGTTCTCTTCTTATACTATATTGGCTTGGTCTACCTGTCTGTGTCTTATTTGGAATTAAAAGATATTCTTCAGATGTGATACGCTCTAGTTGTGTATCAGTATTATCTTTACTATATACAACTTCAAGAGCATCTATCGTAGAACTATCAAGAGAGTAAGAAGCTGTACTTGCTGCAACTGTAAAAGAAGAAGTTGAAGTAGTCCACAACATAACACCACGGTTCTGCCAATCTTTTAACATAAGATTAATAGAACGTCTAGCAGATGCTGGTTCATGGCCTAGAGTACTCTCTCCACCAATCATCTCTGTAGCTTCTTGAATAACTTCATCTATGTCTAGATTAAAGTTATATGTTCCTGATACCGCCATTATTTTCTATACCTTGCTGTTTTCCTAGCTATTTTCTTTGGCTGCTTTACGAACTGCTTCCCGGCAGCAGTCCCTTTTCGCTTTGCTTTTGTGGTCGCTGCATACTCTTTGGATGTTAGTGATTTGATCGCCTTCTCTGGCAAATATCTTTCGCCAGTAACGCTTGACGGCTTTCCAGATTTTGTTCTCCATTTCTGTTTGCTCCATTTAGAAAGTTTATTTGTACTTTTCTTTTTGGGTCCAGAATAACTTCCACCAGCATCTTTATAATATTTAACTGCAAGTTGCATAGCACGAGCAGAGTGTTTCCCACCCATCTTTGCTTTTGCTCTTGCCTTTGCCGCAGCCCACTTCTTGGGATCACGCTTTGTAGCAACTCCTGATTTCTTTTTAGCAGCCATACTTAACGAGTACGTCCACCACGTTTACGTTTGACCGTACCACCTTTAGATTTATATTTAGTTTTCATAGCCATACCACCGCCCATTTTACGAACAGTGCCACCTGCTTTTTTATTACTTACTTTTTTATATGGTCCCTTTGAATACATTGGCATTAGCATCTCCATCGTTTACGTGCTTGTCTCAAGCGGCTGTTTGGATTCTTAGCTGCTTTTGGAAACTTTTTCATTTGTCCTGCTGATCTTGCACAAAAAGATTTACGTCTTGCTGCACGTTTACCAGTAGGGTTTGACTCTGTTACTGCTGTTTTTAATTTAGAGCCGGGATTCTTTCTTCTATAAGCTGCAACACCTTTCGCAGTCATACCTGCACCAGACTTAGTAGGACGCTTGTGACCACCTCCTATAGTAAGTCCTTTCATTCCTGTACCTTTTCTTTTTCTTTTACGTACAGCCATGTTACACCTTTATGTAAGTATCTTTATACTTTTCAAATATATAGTGACATAGGTCAGCCCAATATACTTTAAAGTCTGTATAGTCTTCACGATTAGGTTTAACTATATCATAATTTATTTTACTACTGTCAATATCTACAGCCATCAATACATCTTATCTGAGTAAGTAGCATTGCCAAAACCTTTCATAGCTTGGCCTACACCACGAACTTTACCGCCCATGTTACGTTTTACTTTGCCACCGTATTTACGAATTTCAAATCCACCCATTTCCATAATTTCTTTTTCAGTAGGTGGTACACCTCTAGCAGTAAGTCCCATACGATCTGCTACATCTTGTCTTGCTGGTGCAAATTCTCCTGTCTCTACAAGACGACTCTTACCACCTTTACCGGGACGTACCTTTGCTTTACCTTGAGCAACAAGACTACGCCTACGTGCAGGAGAAACCTTTTCAGGAAGCTTGGCTTTAGATAGAAGTGGTCCTTGTTCTACCTCTTGTCCTTTTGGTCCTGTCTTACGTCTACCAGCTAAAACATTAGAATCTCTAAGATCTGACATTTCATCTCGTTTTTGAGATTTAATTAAACGATTTAGTTCGCTTTGTTCAGCTTTAGTTCTTTTTACTTTAGGAGCTTTTGGTTTTTTAGGTGCAGCTTCTTTGATAGCTGCTTTTAACTCAGCATCAGATTTCTTTTTTGCTGCTGTTAAAGAGATGCCTAATACCTTTGCACCTTTCTTCTGAAGATCAGTAGCAGCTTTTACTCCACGAGCTTTACGTCTTCTACCTCTTGCAGCACCTTTAGTGGTGACACCTGTTCGTTTAAGTGTTTTAGCCATAACTAGCCCTCCACTTTAAAAGCTTTACCTTGAGTGTAATCTTCATCTACAACTACATCTTGAGGTTTACCTTTTACATCTGGACCTTTACGTGCAGCACCATAGCCTTGTCCAGTAGGTCTACCTACAACCTCATCTAGATTAGCTGGGTATTTTAAAAGTGTATATGGACCCCTCATTTCTTTCTCCTTTTCTTACGAGCTTCACTTAAAGCAATCGCTATAGCTTGTTTTCTTTTTGTAACTTTTTTTCCAGAACCACTTTTAAGTGTTCCTTTTTTATATTCTTTCATTACCTTTTTAACTTTAGGTTTACTTACCTGTTGTCTAATACTTGACCTATTAGTCATAACAAGAAGCTACTAAGTCTTTACCAGACATGCTAGAACTAATTGAACCACCTTTTTTCTTTTTAATAACTTGTCCACCAGTTTTTGCATAACCCATCTTATTACGAACTCTTGTTGGTAGTTTAGCTAGACCGGGATTTTTCTGTGCATTAACAGTTTTTAAAGTTTGACCGCCACCAGCTTTTGAAATTTTTTTACCTCTTACTTTTGATCGTCCACCCGGACCACCCCTAGATTTCATATCTTTAATAGAATTTCTTAAAGCCGTAATACGTTGTTTATTTTTATTTATAAATTTTAACTTTGCTGTTCCTGATAAATTAGCAACTTGTTCTTCATATTTTGCTAATTGATCTTTCTTTATTTTTAAAGCTTTATCAAACTCATTTGCTTTTTTAGCTGCTACTTGAGAAGATCGTATTTTAGTATCAGCAGCTTCAGCAGTTGCTCCTTGTGTCCCCATTGCTGGTTGATTTGGATCAGCAGCAGCCTGACCTTCACCTTTTCTTGCTTTTTTAGCAGCAGGAGTATTTTGTTGTTTTGCCCCTGCTCGTCTTGATGTTGGAGATGCAACTTCTCTCATAACACCTGAACCTGTATCTGTAGACATACGCACTCTTTTGCCTTCTTCATTTAAACGAGTGGCACTTTTAGTACCACCTTTTAAAGCTGAACCTGCTCTTCTTCCTCTTGCAGAACCTCTAGTACTTCTACCTTTTCCTGTTATTGATCTTATTCCTCTTGGCATTTTAGCTCCCTCCTTGTTGTATTGTGTTAGGACCACCAGCAGGTGAAGCTGCAACAGCCATATCATCCTGTCTAGTACGTCTAGATTGATTACGTAATGCTTGAATTTGTTCTATGTATTGCTGCTGCCAAAATGTAACTGTACTCCAATCTTTATTAAAAGCTGTAGCTTCTGCCAAGCAAGCATTAAATAATGCATTATAACAATACTCACTAAAGTAATTAGAAGTTGTTACACTTGTACCTGTTGCAGATGCAAGAGCAAGTGGTTGTGATTGAGTTTGTATTTCAACAGTTAAAGTAGAAACTGGTGTTGGCACTATCTTAATTGTTGAATTATTCTTTCTTGTATAATATCTGGGTGTACCAGTTGATGCACTCACAGGCCAATAGTCATTGACATATTCAATAGTTCGTGGTAATAGATTAGTAACACTCGTACCAGAACTTACTTTAAAGTTTACATTACGAATTACACGTACACGATCATTTAAAGATATTGCCCCTGCATTACCAGATGAAACTGAAACATTTGTATACTCATCTAATCCAAAGTCATCTAAGTCTTTTATTAATTTAAACTCTGCTCTTTGAATAAACTTAGGAATTTGATTAGCAAACTCAGTGCTATCATTCTCAGTCGTATTAATAATGTCAGACTTTAGATCAGAGTATGTAGGCATATTAACCGCAGAATACTGTTAAACTCGCACCATCAGTCGGTGCAGAAACTGAAACGACACCGTAAACAGCGGTGCCAAACTCACTAATATAAATATCTGTTGCCTCTCCAGCAGCTACATTAAATTGAATAGCAGCCCCTTCAGCAGTTTTATTTGTTGCTTGTCTCTGTCCTTTGATAACAAAAGTACCAGCAGTGGTAGCAAGAGCATGGATAGCAACAATACGAGTTGTGGAAGGAGAAGCTCCATTACCACCATTGTCGCCAACTGTTGTGCCTGTCTCTACAAAAGTAAGAGTAGCATCTCCAGTGGCTATAGCTGATTTTGTATTTGTACTCATATTAACCTCATTTCAAAGTGAGGGAGTAGCACTTGGCTACCCCCTCTATTTGATTAGGAACCAGCACTTCCAAAGAAGCCACGCCAGTCAGATACACCAAAGCTATATCGCTCTCGTGCCTTAAAGCGCAAGTTACCTGTATCAAAGTCAGGCTCCATCTTCGTTTGAAGAGGAGATCTGACAAACATCTTTGTACCATTAGGAACATCAGTCTTAATGAAGTACGAAGTCGTGTCAGTGAACCTTCGGTTGATAAAGTAACCTTCTGGCAACATGCCCAAGTGACGAGTTGCGTTGATCGCATTCGTATTCGGGTTCGCTCCACCAGCACTCGCTTGAGTATTGCCGGGGCTGGCAAGAATACGATCTGCAATCGCCCATGAGTCAACAGGGACATGCAATGAAACAGCACTCGCACCAATCAGAATCCCACGGTCATCCTTGAGTTTCTGAATTGTTGTAAGAGCAGTTTCCAGAGTTGCTTCTGTAAGGTCAGCAGCCGCAAGCAAGTTGGACTGATTACCATCAGAAATGGTTGGGTGTGCCGCAGAGAAGAACGCAGCTCCGTCACCAATAGTGTCAGAGAAACCATTGTTGAACAGGTTCGCCGCTTTTACCTGCTTGGTGTTAGCCATAGCTCTGGCAAGGCCACGAGCACGAAGCTTGGCAAACGAATCATAAAGATTGTCTTCCATCGCTTCTTCAGTGACTGCAAAAGCAAGAGCCACAGTCTCGTGTGAGTAACGAGCCGTGTAGCTTTCTTGAGCGTCATCATAGACAACACCAGCACCTTCACCTTTGGTTGGCGCAGTGCCAAACCCAGTGAAGAGCACTTCTTCTTCAAAAGCACGATCTGAGTTTTCTACATCGTAGAGAGGTTCATGTTCATTGTTTACCTCTCCATACTCCATACCGAATACAGCATTAAGACCCGGAAGGAGTTGTTTACTAATACTAGCTCTATTAATAGCCATGATAAAACCTCCTTATTAAGCCGTAGACGCTGAAGCCGTTACAAAACGGTCACGGTGATGGTTGAGCCAAACTTCTACAATAGGATAAGCATCAGAGTCTTTTTCATCTGGGAACTGAGCTTTTCCAACAACACGTACAGCCGCAGCCGCTTCAGTTCCAGAAGCACCATCAAGATAGTAGCTGGATTGTCCAGTCGTGGTGCTGCCGCTAGAAGCAGTGGAGCTAACGGTTACATTGTAGTTTTTAACAACAAGCAACTCAGCCGCTGAAAGCGAAAGAGAAGCTTGGATGTAATATGTCTGATCAGGATCAGTAATTACAAAGAATTTAACGTCAGTGGCACTCGTCCCACCCGGCCAATAACGAGAGAACTTTTGCTCACCATTTTCAACATACTGACATCCCATGAATACTCCAGAGGGTTTGAGAGTTGCAGCAATATACGGAGATATCGTTGCAAAGTTCGCACCCGGAAGTACTACTGGATCACCAGTAAAAATGCTATTCGTCGGAGTACCAGTCATACCCGTCGAAGTTAGTTCAATCGTATCAGTGACAGCTTCATTATTGTAGCCACCACCTTTTTTGCGAGCAGGAATGAAACCACGAAATGCTTTAGTAGTAGACATGTTTCATCTCCTTAGTTGTGAGGATTAGTCCTGAAAGTTAGGACGCCTTCCTCGTGTTGTTACAGAACGGCTAGTATTCGTAATTGGCATACGAGAATCTGAGCTACGCATAAGCTGTGCATTGACAGCATCCATCATTTCATTAGCTTTGTTTTCATAATAATTACGTCTAGCCCTTGCTTTTCCGGCTGGCATTTTAGCAAGAGCCAAGTCACCTCGACTTACTGTGCCAATATACCTGCCATCCTCTCTCACGAAAGAGGTAATAGCCATTTCAGGTACTTCTTCAGGAGATACAAAAACCCAACCCTCTTGTTGACGTTTGCCAACATTGATGTAGTCATCTTTGCCTTGAAGGGAGACTCGTATCCAACGTAGTGCCATATCCTCTTGATCAAACCGTTGCTGGACAGCAGGTGGAATGTCAAGAGCATTCGGCTCTTCAAAGGTCCATTGTTCTTCTCTCACTGCTTTTTCTCTTTGACTATTATTACGTGATTCATTTCGTGTCATATTTTCCTCCACGCTTAAATTATATCTGTATACTCACCGTCAGCTTTTGTAACTTTAAGCTTTTCGGCAGCATATTGTTCAAGTGGTATACCCCATTTGGTAGCAAGTCTTACGTCTTCTTTCGAAAGCTTAACTTTTTTACCAGAGTTCGGAGATGAGCGTGAACTCCCCGACACCACTTGAGCAGGTTCTGGCGTGTTGTCCTGCACACGGTCTGAAGTTTGACCAAAAGATTTTTGCATCCTTCTGTCAATTTCTTCATAAAACTCGTCATCATTCGGATCATATCCTTCGTTCTTTAGTTCGCCATCAAGAGCAAGAGCAGCAGCAGTCTTTACTGTATCTTGTCCAAACCAATCATTTCTTTCAGCCCACTCTTGTGCTTTTGTATCTACTTGAGGAGCGTACTGTGAAGTTGGTTCTGGTTGTTGTGCTACTTGTTTTTGTTCTATCTCTTGCTGTCTAGCTAACCTACCTTTCCAATTTTGTATATTCTTTAGTTCTGCTTTTGCATCTGCTAAAGCTTCTTGAGCATTCAAAGCTTTTTCTTTATCTCCAGAATCAAATGCTTCTAGGTAAGCTTGTCTTGCTAGTTCAATATTCTTTTCTAAATGTTCCTCACCTTTTACAAGTGTAGTATTAGTAACATTTGTTAAGTCTTTTGATTTAGTTTCTAAATTTTGTTTTAATAATTCATTCTGTTTTATTAATTCTTGTATTTGTTCTTCACGTTCTTTACGTTGTCGAACTAATTGTCTAATTCTTTTTTCTGCACCTTTAGTTTCAATACCTTCTAATTCTTTTGGTTTTTCTTCAACTACAGGTTCTTCTACTTGAGGCTGTTCTTCTATCTCTGCTTTTTCTTCTACAACAGGTTCTTCAGGGGCCGCTTCTACTTCTTCTTCTAATTCAAACTCTACTTGGTTGTTGGTTGGAACTTCTATGTTGTTCCATTCGTCATTATTATCCATTCTTCTCTCCGTTAGTAACGAACTAAACGATTACGTTTATTTATTATTATATCATACTTTTATTGGTTTCCCAAATCAAACTGATCCTTTTGTTAAATTAAATGTAGGATCTAAGTCTTTTGGATCAGGAACTCGCATAATAATCTGATCATCAAATAAAAGAATAAGACGTACACCTTTGTAAAACATCTTAGTTCCAGTATGTTTACCATAGCATACATAGTCTCCTACCGTACACCAAGCACCACTTGGAAACTTTTCTTTCTCATGATAGGCTAGATCACCTAACGCAAGTACTTGACCAACAGTTGTAAGATAAGACATATCATCTCTTGTTGAGTCTGGTATAAAGACACCACCCTTAGTTTTACTTTTTACTGATATAGGGCGTACCAAAACATGATACCCCGGAAGATCAGGTAAAGGTGATGGATCTGGTTGTTCTTCTGGATCAGTAATCCATAGGTCGTTTTTAATTGCCCCGCCCATGCTTACTTGTTGCATATTAGTCTTCATCCTCCATATGTAGTCTTTTCTTGTAAATTGAAGTTAAATTATCTCTGGCCCATTCAATGCCATAGATAGAACCTACCACTTGTCGGTAGTGTGAATAATCTTCAGCCATTCCTTCTCCAAGATTACGCTGAAGCTTAGTTATCTCTGAATTAAATTCAGAAACAATCTCATGCCAAACGTCCATCTTACGGTTTCAGCTTACCTGATTCTGGTGCTTTCCAAGATGACTCGTCCCATTTATTAAGAGAACTACGAATGTTACGACTTCCTGTAACATCAGCAGCATACGGATCTCCATAAGACTTATCCGTATTCTTTACATTCTCTAAGTAACCTTTACCTTTCTGCATCATTTCTCATCTCCGTTAATTGTTGATTTGCTAATTCAATCATATTTTCAATAGCTGTTTGATCTAGTTCTTTTTGATCTTGCATTTGTTGTTTTAACATTTCAGATATATATTTAGCTAATTCTTTTCTTTGGTCAAGTTCTATTTTACTTTCTTCTATCTGAAGTTTTGTTTGAAGCTCTGCTTCTTTAATTGCTTCTTTTGATTCACGATTTAGTTCTCCTTGCTGTTCTCTAGACTTTGCCTGTCCTGTAGCTTTCAACATATCTATAATCTGAGCAGTCTCTTTAATCTCTAGTTCTTTATTCTTCAGTTCCATTTCAGCAGCATCTGTTACAGACTCAGCTTGTAGTTTTTGTTTTTCAAGTTCTACCTTTGCTTGCTCAAGTGCAACAAGCTGTTGTTCTGGAGATTGAGCTTGTCCCATCGCTTGATTTGCATTCATTACTTGCTGGGCTGCTTGAGCCATTGCCATCTCCACAACAGCAGGAGTACGACTGTTTGCAGGAACTTGTTGTAGAACTTCTTGAGAGACACCATTCATTTGTTCTTGGTATTTCATCACAGAATGTTCTTGAATGTTTGATTGTAGAATAGGAGCTATTCGTTGCATGATAGGGTTAGCACCATTCTGTGGATCTTGTAGGTATGCCATCTTTACTTGTATATGAGCATCATGGTTCTGTCCGGGGAATGCCGCAATGGGAATACCTTTTGTTGCTGCCATAATATCTGAAACAGGATCAAGAGGTTGTGGCTCAATCTTAGGTGGTAGTATCTCATCTAAGTTTGGCATGTTAGCCGCATTTAAAATAGTACGATTCAATGCTTCTATGTTAAACATTCCGGGTGGTGATTGTTGTGCCATCTGTAGTGCCATGTTTGCCATCATCATACGATGGGCGTTTGATGGAATGTTTGGATCAGATACAGGAATAATATCTATGCGACCATCAAAATCTCTCTTGAAAATACTACGAGTCTCATAAGGAACATCATATGGATATTCTTCTGGTAGATATTCATAATCAATTCTAGCTAAGATTCTAAATTCATCTTTCTGAGATTTGTGTAAGCGTTTATGTATCGCACTAAAGAATTTACTTGATGCTTCAAGAAGTGCCATAGTTGTACCAACGGGTCCATAGGAGGCAGCATCAGAGATAACTTGCTCTGTGCTATCCGCAAACTTCTGACCAGCAGCAGTTACGAAGTTCAACATCTGGAACAGAGTAGAGGAAGGCTCTTTGTAGGGGAGGGGAACAATAGCCTTTGATAAGTCTATTCCAGTTGCTTCAACCTCCTTGAACTCGCCGGGTGATACAGGTTCATTGTCACCAACAACCCGTACACCTTTGGCCTTAAATCCTCCCGGTAGATTTGCAAATTGCCCTGCATCTATTAATGATCTCATTGCGGCAGTGGCACTCATAGTCAAATTACCAAGAAAATGAATTAGGCCAAGTCCGTAGAAACCAAAGCCCGGAACAAACCTATAATGCACAAAATGGCTTACCTTTTCTTTGTTCGGGTCATCTTGCTTGTAGTTTCTACGAATACTTAGTACTTGTCTTGATTCTTGTTCTACTGTTACAATGTATGGGTAGAATACACTTTCTTCTTCAAGATCAAGATAACAATGTTGTTCTAGAAGAACATACTGTGGATCGTTATCAGAGGAAGGAGACAATCCAATTATTGTATCCATCTTCTCACTAAATGCTGTTGTTGCATTCATAGATGGATCTGGAAGGTCAACATTTGCATAGACACCAGCACGTATATCTTTTTGTATTTCTACTGGGCTACGATAGATAACATGTGTATAACGATCTGCATTACTTAGATCAGTTGCATAGTAAGAAACATAGAACTGATCAATAGGAATAAACTCTGACTTAGGACGTTTTACTGTGGCATCATAGTACAGTTTTTTAAATGCTGACCCAATTAGAGGTAGATGGAATAACATACGTTCAAATTCATCAAAGAACTCAGGCATCTGTTCTGTTACCTGATAGTTCATAAAGTTCTGAACACGGTTTGCTTGTAGTTCTTTTTCAGGAGAAGAGCTACCAATAATCTGTGTCTTTACAGGACCGCTTGAAGGAAACAATTCATTTGAAGCTTTTGATTGAAACTTAACAGCAGACTCAATTAGTAATGGATGTACTGCTGTACATGCACCTTCAAATGGTTCTGATCCTTGTTCTAGTTTTAATCCTAGAAGATCAAACCCTCTTTCAAACATAGACTCCCACTCTGAACGTGAGTCTTTATCTGCTTCAAAGTTATCTATAACATCACTAGCAATTTCAGAAAGATCTCCTTCATCCATCTCTTCTGCTAGATTATCATACCATTCACCAATCTCTTCGTTTGCTTCCATCTCTACAGCAGAAGAGAAGTCTACAATTACACCACCATCATCGTCTACCTCAAACGTAGCATTTATATCTTCTTCAACAGCTTCTGGTAAAACATTAATGTTTTCTTCTGTTGGCATCTGTTCAAAAGGATTTTGTTCTATAGCCATTATATCTGATCCTCACGCAAACCTTCAGCTAGTTCGCTTCCAAATGTTGCATTCATATAATCGTTTAACTCTTCCATTGTTGTTATATTTTGAGTTTCTTCTGCTACTTTTTCTGCTGCTTCAATACCAATCGTATCTTTAACTGAATCTACAACAGAATCTATCGCATCACTTATTCCTAGATCAGAATAGGCTTTAGACATGAAATCTGTTTTAGCATAAGGATCACCTAGTCCAAATCCTTGTATACCTAAACCTAAATAACTTTGTGGATCTACAAATGTTTCTTCACGACCAGCTAAACTACGAAGACCTCCTCCCGGAGTATTGGGTGCGCCCATTACAATGTCTCTTGCAAATCCTAATGGAGTCAAACCTGACATACCCATATAAGCATCACGAGCAAGACTTGCTAAATCTCCGACTCCTTTTCCAAATCCCATTCCAGCAGCTTGTGCTGCCTCTGCAAAAGATGGAGCTTCATAACTATATTCACCTGTACGTGGATCTATCTGTACATCTACACCTAATCCCATTGCAGATAGATTTGCTATTGCATCTAATTCATCTTGTGCATATGACTGTCTATCAAGTTCAGCTTTTCTATCAAAATATCCAATACCTACTAAATCATCATAACCAAATGAACCCTGTCTTTCAGCATAGTCTATAGCGTTTTCTAATGATTGTTGATCAAATCCCATGTCTGGGTCTGCCGCAGCAGCAGCCTCCGCAGCAGCCGCCGCTGCCGCTTGTGAAGCACTTACATTACCTTGTACATCTTCTAATCCTGTATAATCTGGAGCTTGACTAGGATCACTTGTTGTGCCATCACTACCATCACCATCACCACCATCACCAAAACAACAGTGATTTAATTCATAATCATTGTATAGATTATTCCAAGAACGGGTAGAAGACCACCCATCATTCCACATAGGTCTTTTAAATTCTTTGAACATTACTTGTTCTCCCACTCCCCAATCTTCTAAAGTTTACTACTTTAGGTAGATCTTTTTCTTTTCTTAATTTATCCAATCTCTTTAATGCAATATCTCCACCACCATAAGGACAAATAATATTTACTAACCATAAGTTATTTCCAGAGTTCCAATCATCAGGCTTTAAATTATATTTTCTTTCTGCATATAATTTAGATGTTTCATCTGATAGTAAAGCCCAACTAGCCCAACAAAGTGGAACTTCTTTATCTTCATAAATAATGTACTGTCCTAATTCTAATGGTGGCAACACCAAGTTGTAAATAGCTTTTAATCTTATATTATTTAAATTATCTGTTAAAGATAAAATATCTAATACTTTTTTTAAATCTTTCATATTATTAGTATAGCATACTTTTTTCTAATTCACGAATTATATTTATACATTCCAGTATGTAGCTCTACTCTTTCTACTGTCTTCCTCATAGTCAGGATCATCTGGGTGAGTAAGATGCCATGAATCTTTCATATAGTGTACTGCCATTGTTAGAGCATCCACTTGGTCATCATGGGCCGCATTTGGGAAACGTATAAGTTCTTCTACTAAGTCATCTGCCCACTTCTTGTTCATGGGTATCCAGACCCTACCTGATTCCATCATGGGAGTTGCGGCATAAACTCTGGATACCTTGTCCTTGTCAGGATTATATTCTAATACTGGTAGTCCTGCTCTACGCATGTCTTGTATGAGAGACTGTCCAGATGCTTTCTTCTCTACCATGCAGATGTCAGGCTTATGTTGGTTGTATAACTTCTGAGCCATACGCCTTAGTTCTGGATATTCATATCTACCTTTGATATTACCTAGCAATATGAGGTGTGGAGCAAAGTCTTCATACCCTTGATTATCTTGGTTATACATGTAGAAGATACCCCATGTCTGTATGACACTGTAGTCAGCCGTATTTGATGTAGAGAAAGCTGTATCATAAGTCTGTATTACAAAATCACAGCTAGGAGGTTCTCCATACTCCCAGTTCTTTAACCATCTCTTCTTGATTAAACCACCTTCTTCTGGTGTGGGATCTTGCATGTACAGAGCATTCCAATAACGAGATCCATTTGAAGCTTTGATCTCATTCTCATCTACCTTGAGTACATGATCTGGTTTCCATTCTGGAAAATAGCTGTGGCCTACAGGTAAGTCAAGGAGTTCT